CCATGATTGTAGCTCCTTTACTAAGCGAGTTTGTGTTTTGATGTCCCTTTCGGCGACATAACTAATTATACACGATCCCTTAGAAAACGAGGTGATGGTTTCCGACTTAATCTCTTCGGTTTCCTACCATGGATATGAGTAAGGTAGAAATTTGAGTAGTTAACGATCACTAAAAGTATCAATAATATAGTGTTAACCGTCATTCTTCTTGCGACTTTCCTTTCTTACCAATATTATACTTCTGCTCAAGGATCCAGTCACCTTTATCCTTGTATGAAAGAACTTTAATTTGATTGAGGGGAGCAATATCTGATACTGATTCTGCTTTTACAACACTGATAAGTCCCCAATCAGATAATAACTGAGTAATACGATTGCGTCGTTGTACGTCATTAAGTGTGAGATTAGCATGCTTTCCATCCAACGCAAACAGTTCTTTAAAATGAACAATAAAATATCTACCCTGCTTATGCAGAATATGGCAAGACTGATAGAGCTTTTTCTCCTTCCTTGAGGCAACTCCAATACGAGTTAATGTCTCACGTACTTTAAGAAAATCATCCGGTTCATTTAAAGCCACCTCTACCATCTGATCCTGAGACCATTTAACTTCAGGTTCAACTGTAGTACTCATTGCGATCCTCCAATTTCAAGTCGTTGTTTAATAAATTCCAGTTGTTGTGGTGATAAAATTTTCAGTGCTTGAGATGCTTTCTCGTTACTATAACCATAGTATTGTTTGACACTTTGGAGATCCGTGACTTTATCCTTACGGAGCCAGGGAGAAAATCTCTTCTTTTTCCTAAGTGTATTTAGATAAAATGAATATTGCATATCCTTGTCAAGATCAGGGTATTTATTCATTTCATTAACAAACATAATACAATCAAGGTTACCTGACAAACAACGATTAATGATATAGGGAAGATAAGTTTTAATGATTTCCGGATCATCCTCACGCAAATCCTTCTTGGTAAAATTAATAGAATTCAACCAATCACTTAATTTTTGTTTGCGGGTATCACGAGCACTCATGAGTATTCAAAATTTATATTAACGTTAGTTCTATACAAACTATTAGTCTGCATTATAGTTTGATGCATTTTATGAGCTGGGAAAATCACTGCTCTATTTCGTTTACTTCTAATTATTCTACCATTATCTTTAAATTGTGTCCCTCCATCACTATCTTCCAAATACAATAACAGAGTGTGCATGTGCGGACTATCCTCAACATCTCTATGATATCCCATTCCTCTATCAAACAAAGAAAAAGGAAATGTTTTAGTTTTTATAAAAATATTAGTTCTTGATCTCCATACCTTCAAAGGAGCTCCTACCTCCATTGCGTGAGGATTCAATACTATAAGAGGAATATAATCAGATCCTGGATATATTGCAACATATCTCCATACATGACTATCAGTAAATTGAAATTGCCATTCCTTTCTGGCATTAGCATTTAACTGTTTCTGCCAAGCATATTTAACCTCTTTAAGATGTACCCTTCCTAATACATTTCTTAAATCAAGTTCTGTTAGATAATTATCTATAACCGTAATATTATATCCTTTCTGTTTAAAAATTTTTTTACGCATCTTCTTTCCCTCCCATACCAAATTTAGTAGTACCTCCAGTATAAAGTTCTTTCAAACTATTCACTGAGATAGTTCCATCTTCATCTGCTGAAAAATCCAATTCTGATCCAATATCAGGTGCGGTGATAACATCTCCTTCTGCTAATGCTTCAATCATTTCAGGAGGTAAATGATCAATAGACTGAGCTTCCATGGTGGAATAAGGATCAATTTCATTCATTAAAGAATCTGCATCTCTAATCAAATTGTTATACTTCTTGTCTGATTTAGCAAACTCCTGTTCTTTCTTTGTTGTATAGTGACAAATAACTGGATTAAAGTACTCTTGATGTTTCTGCTCTATCCACCCGTGAGTCACGTCCTGAACGGCAAATAGACCCCCTACAGCACCTATTCGACTCAAGATAACCCACATGACATATTCATCCAATATACGAGGATTTGGGATAGGAACAGGGACTTGATTAGCAGTAACCTTATCCATCAAATCAATCATATCATTCAATGACTCAACAATCAATTTATGAATACTGTCATTGAATAACATCACTCCCATACAGAATTTATACATGGGAGCAATACCACCAAGATCGTATATTCCCACATCAACCATATCCAACTGTTCTCTTATATTTCTTCCTCCTCCAGTATTGGGGTCATGACGGAATCCCATCTCTTCTCTACCATAGACCTGACAAGTGCAATAAGTATCAAAGACATATTGAACATCATCATTAAAGATGACATCAGAATCCACATATAAAATATTATAATTATCCTCAAAATATTTAAGATTACACCATCGATGAATAAACAGATGGTTATGATTAAATCCTTCTACAAAAGGTGTAACTTCTACATTATATTCAGTACGGAAATAAAGGGGAACAATAGAAGGGTCATCGCAAAAAAGATAAACAGGTATTTCATTATTAAACTCCCTTAAAGATTTGATACTATGGTCAAAACGCCGCATCTCATGAGTATTGATATGCTCATGAGGGCTGACCTTAAATGAATAGAAAACAATATTTGGAAAATTATTTTCTCGACACCGTAAGGTATCTAATTTTTGACGTACTGACTGGTTCATTCTTAATAATTCATTAGAATTAATTCTTTACGTTCCTTTTGATCTCTCATATACTCACCCACAGAGCGCATAGTATATGTCAAATCAAACTCAGCAGCATTCCAAGATTTAAATCTATCACGTACCAGCTGAGCAGAATTATAACTAACCATCATTGGAATATTAGGATGGGCATCACAGTCCTGTGCAAACTTATCATGATCAAATCCCTTATGCATAGATCCCTTCCTTCCATATAAATTATCCTTAATATCATAAGGAGGATCTAAGTACATAAAAAGACCATCATGAACATCCTTCTCCATCAAATGCTCATAAGAATATCCATTTATGTGCCAATTGGATATGATGTTTTGATACCCCGATAATTTCTCAATCCCCCTGACTGAGAAATTGCTGATGGAAGCTTGACGGGAAAAACTAGAACTTTCAGTAAGACCACTAAAGGAACACTTATTAACAATATAAAAAGCCACAGCACGGTCAAAAGATGACTCGCTGATCGCATTAATAATACCCTTGGAGTTGTTAAAAAGTTCTCTTGCTTTTTCTGGATCATCATGAGTGAGTTTGTAACGTAATATCTTCTCCTGCAATTCTACACCAAACATCTGGAGATTAGTCCAAAAGTTTACAAGAGGTTCATATAAATCATTAACTGTAATTTTTAAATGAGGATATCTTTTACTAATATGTATTGCAACACTTCCACCACCCAGAAAAGGTTCCCTAAACTCTACATAATTTTTTAAATCTGGAAAATATGCAGCCATCTTGGTGCAAGCACGAGACTTGCCACCAGGATATCTTAAAGGGGTTTTCAAAGATTTCATTACCAATCAGGATAATAAGATATGTTAGAGATATAATCGTATATTAAACTCCAACCAAATTCAAAAGTTTGTCCATTCTCATCTTGAAGATAAAATGGAATATTAGGATGCATCATCTTTGCTCTATAATAATGAGCAACTACATTACAATCATCATCAATATGACGTTCTTTTTCTAATTCTTCTTCAGTCATCTGATAATCATAGGATGATCATAAAGATGGTCTCTGGGACCCACATCCATATCTAATATGATAGGAGAATCTAAAATCTTTTCAATAGATCTTGACATTCTACGATATCCAGTTCCCACATACAATTGTCCAGCAAATACTGATACTGTAGCAGCACCCCAGAAAAGATAATACCATCGAGATTTAACTTGATGTCTTTGTTTTTTTGATAGTTTACTCACAGCTTGAAGTTCCTCATAAAGATCACGATTGGTTACAGGGGGTTTCATTCCTCTGGAGGTGTTAATTGCTCTGTCAGACGGGTTTTGCATTTGCCATTCTCTGACCATATCTCCACCTCATGGATATTAATAGTATCCTTCTCAAATATTTTAACACTAACCTTACCATCCTGACAAGAGACTTGTACACCTCCATTACTGCGCCACTCTTTAGGATCATTATAATACTTATAAACCCGATGATGATTGTAACGAGTTTGAGTGGCTGCAACTACACGATAATTCATTTTCCTTTTTTTGGTGGATAGTATTGGAAACCCGATGTTTTTTCTTCCAAATCTTTCAATTGGAATGTAATCATTTTGTCCCATGGGGTATGTTGATCCATAAGAACAGCTACTTTTCCTTCACTAATTCTCTGGACACATCCTTCATACCCATTATAAATGGAACTTTGATTTCTGACAATCACTGTTGATCCTGGTAATATCATTTCATTTCTCCCCCTTTAAGTTCTTCCTTTTCTCTTTTTTCACGATTGATTTCACGAACTATTTTTCTAACATAAGGATCCTTAAGATCCAAATGTCTTCCTTGCTTAATAGCTTCTAATATATGAGAAGGGACTTCTTCAGTCATGTAAATACCAACTAAATTGATTTGAGTATTATGCTTTGAATATTAACATGAATATTGCAAACTGAATACTAACTGAGTATTATGTTTTGAACATTAACAAGAATATTACAATCTGAATACTAACTAAAAATGGTTGAGTATTACCAGTTGAATACTAACTAAAGATGGTTGAGTATTACCTGTTGAATACTAACCAGAGTATTTGGGTTTGAATACTAACGGAGACCATCCTCAACGATCATCTTCCGCAGTGCATACCATATCTTTTGAGTCATCTTATCAACTTTAGTTCGTGCTTCCTTAAGTTCACTAAGTTCTTCAAAACTCATTCCAACTTGGAAATCAGTAGCATTAGCACTCTTCTTACCAGGATATGCATATTCCGATACTGCTCTACGCATCCAGTGCTTATAGTTA